CAAGTTGATTGATTGGGGTGAATCCACAATGCACTCAACAATATTTTCAAGCGCCTCAGTGACACCACCCATGACATAACCCCAAGCACTCATGCCAGGATTGTAAGGAGTGGTGGTGCCCAAAGCCCCATTCGTGAAGTTAGTGTAAGTCCAAGGTGTAAGACTAGTCTTAGCCAAAGGAGCCCCCGTAGGGGACATGAGCTTAATGACATAATCAAACTTGAACAAACCACCAGAAAGGGCGCCATTACTAGCCGAGGAGTAAGCATAAACCATGCCTTGCGACGTTAACCGCAGATCACCAGAATCATTGACTGGAGCCGAGTAATATCCGCGAAGATCCGAAGGTCCTCTGGTATAACTCATTGTCAAGGGTTTCCACGCCTGTCCAGCAACTGCCCCCTGATTAGACATCAGTCTGCTCAGGTTAGTGGGATCAGAAACATCACCAATTGGAGGGTCATTTGGATCTCTATCATAGTACATGTAGAGAAGACCCCCAGTGGTGGTAGAACAGGAGGGAATGTACGTCACCCGCAAACTTGTGATGAGATAAGTCTCAAACAAAGGTAACATGCGAGCCACCCTAGAACTCGCCCAGGTAACGGGATTCAAATCAGCAATAAAGATGATTTTCCCGGATGCAGCATTATTAGCAACACCTATGATTTCCGAACCGGTAACTGTGACGTCGCCGTCTGTGCCATTGTTTTTAATGGCAAACCTGGAAGAGAGGTTGACCTTCTGGGTAGTTGCGGGAGACTGTTGGACAGTCCCCTTTCCAGGTCCCCTAGTGACCTGTGAACCCTTCCCAGAGTTCTGTTTGTTTGTCTTGCCTCCCTTTCCAGAAGCCTTAGTCTTCTTATTAGCCATATTGCAAAAACTGGTATGGCAGTAATTATTGAACCAATTTGGGTGAGTGTGGATTGAAGATTATCAAAATCCACCATGCATGTTCTTCTTTTTATGCGGGAAAGCGTGCTTTACATAATTCGACCCGCAATGGCAAAGAGAACGCAAAAGAACCAAAAGCTTGTCACGCAGCAACGCGCCCCAAATAACTGGCTAGGGGTGAAGCCAGACGGAATATTTATTCAAAACCAAGCCAGAGGTTCCTGAGAATCCCATATGTTGGGACTCTACCCTTGAACATGGACATGTCGTAAACATCCTCATCTGAAGTCCAATTCACCCTTAAGTCCATTTCGACACCCTCTGAAACCAGCTCCCTAATGTAATCAAACAAAAGGTCCCTGTTGGGTGGGTACCAGAATGACTCACAGAGTAGGGCCACCGCACGGGTGAGACTCTGCCCAGCCTTCTGTGGATTTGGAGGTTTAAGCAAAGAAGCTATAGCCTTCCTGGGGTCCACGGGCACCCCAACATACATCCCAGTCTCAGGTTCAATTTTGAACCTATTACCAAGGAAAGTCATTCCCTCCAAATAATCGGAGGTTTTTGTTTCCTCAACTTTCATGTGCACACCGCAGGCCTCATAAATGGGACCACGCTGTTGGGCACAAAAGTGGTAAACCACCTCATCGCTCAGGGAAATAAGCTCATCGTCCCCATACAAAGCAGCTCTAACATTCTGTTTGAAATGGGAATAATCATCGGAAACCAACCTCATGTATGCAAGAGACAACACAATGAAATGAATCAAAGTATTGTCAGCGGATGTGTTTGGATCACCCGATTTCATCCCGTGGTCAGTACTAAGAACCCAGCCCTTGCCAAGGACAACTTTAGAATTAATTGACTGTTCGTAATAATAACGAAGCCTATGCCAATTCTCCATTGTCTTATCCTCCGGTCTCATCGTGAACCAGCGGAAATCACGGCAGAGCAGCCGGAGCCAACGCGGTTGTCGTGCGTCGTACTTACTCATATCCGACTCTTCCTTATGCGGAAGTTCATTCATCTTCCTAGCCAAACGGTTGAGACCACCCCCAAACTTGTTGAAACCCAGCATTGAACTGGTTTGAAGTTTATCCGCGGTGGAATAAAGGCGGTGGTTGAAATCTTGCACCATTCTACAATAGGAATAGTGATAAGCGATGTCGGGTCCAGTAATTGACCTGACATTGTCCGTCTCCAATTTTGAGGTTGGGAGTAGTTCAACTTTGACAAAATTAT